GACAAAGAGACCGGTTTCTCCGACCTGAACGACAGCCGCTACACCCTGTATGAGTGCCATGTGGACTTGGTGTTGGACGGCGATGAGGACAAAGATGACGACGGCGAACCCACCGGCATCACAAAGCCATACGTAATTACCCTGATAAAAGGAAGCAACGATGTCTTGTCAATTCGGCGCAACTGGGAACAAGATGACCACCTCAGACTCAAGCGCCAGCACTTTGTTCACTACCAGTACATCCCCGGCTTTGGAGCCTACGGCTTCGGACTCTTCCACCTCATCGGTGGATATGCAAAATCTGCCACCAGCCTTATGCGTCAGCTTGTCGATGCTGGGACGCTTTCTAACCTACCCGGAGGTCTTAAGGCTCGCGGAATGCGCATTAAGGGAGACGACACCCCCATCGCTCCCGGAGAATGGCGAGACGTAGACATTGGCTCTGGGGCACTGCGTGACAGCATCCTGCCCTTACCCTATAAGGAACCTTCTATCGTCCTGTCAGGACTGTTAGATAAAATTGTGGAAGAAGGCCGTCGTTTTGCCGCAACAGCGGATATGAACGTGTCGGACATGAGCGCCCAAGCGCCCGTGGGCACCACGCTTGCGTTACTCGAGCGCCAGCTTAAGGTCATGTCGGCTGTCCAAGCCCGTCTGCACTACACCTTTAAACAAGAGTTGCGTCTGTTGGCCGCGATCATCCGCGACTACACCGACCCAGACTACGACTACGACCCCGTTGATGCGCCCCGTAAGGCCAAGCAGTCTGACTACGATCACATCGACATCATCCCTGTAAGTGACCCCAACGCGGCCACAATGAGCCAGCGGGTTGTGCAGTACCAAGCCGTCATCCAGATGGCGCAGATGGCTCCCGATATTTACGACTTGCCGCAGTTGCACCGCAACATGCTGGAGGTTCTTGGTATCAAGGATGCAGATAAGCTCGTGCCCCTGCCTGAAGACCAGAAGCCCAAAGATCCCGTGTCTGAGAACATGGAGGCGCTTAAGTGCGCGCCTCTTAAAGCGTTCTTCTACCAAGACCATGAGTCCCACATCAAGGTACACATGATGGCGATGCAAGACCCCATCATCATGCAGTTGATTGGTCAGAACCCCAAGGCGCAGCAGATCCAAGCCGCGATGATGGCGCATATTGCTGAGCACGTTGGATTTGCCTATCGTCAGAAGATTGAGCAGCAACTTGGAATGCCTCTGCCACCTGAAGGTGAGAAGATGCTTCCTCAAGTGGAGATTGCGCTGTCAGGCATGATGGCGCAGGCCGCACAACAAGTGCTCCAGCAAAGCCAAGCACAGGCTCAGCAACAGCAAGCTCAACAACAAGCCCAAGACCCCCTGCTCCAATTGCAGCAACAAGAGTTGCAGATCAAACAGCAAGAGGTTCAGATCAGAGGTCAAGAAGTCCAAGGTAAGTTGCAGCTTGAGCAACAACGATTGCAAATGGATGCGATGGCAAAAATTGAACAAGCCAAGCAAGCCAACAAAAAGATGCAGCTTGACGCATTGGCTAAAGCTGGCCAACTCAAAGCGCAAAAGAAAGATCAACAGCACAACGCACTGGCAAAAGCTGGAGATCTCCAAGTGAGAAAGCAACAAATCAATTTGCAAGCTCAACAACAGGCCATTCAAAAACCCAAGGAGCCATCAACTAAATGATTCAAGACTTCGCACGCGTATTGCGCGACAAATTACGCACCGATATGAACAACTACGCAGATGACTGCGCTGGTGGGGCATGTCGCAATTTTGACGAGTACCAAAAACTTTGCGGTGTTATTCAGGGTCTAGCTATCGCAGAGCGCCATCTACTTGACCTTGCAGAGAAAGTTGAAAAATCCGATGAGTGAACTCACGCTTGAACCGGGGCAATTTGCCCTGCCCGATGCAATCCAACCCGTCGATGCGCCAGCGCAAGACGCTACAGACGAAGAAAAAGCCACCATGCTGCCAGAGCCGACAGGCTGGAAGCTGCTGTGTGCCGTGCCCGATATATCCGAGAGGATTGACGGTACTGAGCTTGATCTCGTAAAGGCCACATCTACCCTGAGACAAGAAGAGCACGCCACAACCGTGTTGTTTGTGTTGAAGGTCGGCCCAGACGCGTATAAAGACCAGACCAAGTTCCCCGCAGGCGCGTGGTGCAAGGCTGGAGACTTTGTGCTCGTGCGTACTTATTCCGGTACGCGCTTTAAGATTTTTGGAAAAGAGTTCCGGCTCATCAACGATGACCAAGTGGACGCTGTTGTGCAAGACCCTCGTGGGCTAACCCGCGCTTAAAGGAGCAGAAATGGCAGAGCAATACAAGTTCCCCGACGAACTTGAGGACGACAAGAGCCAAAATGTTGAGATCATTCAACCTGAAGGCGATGTTGAAATTGAGATTGTTGACGACACACCTATCCAAGACCGTGGCCGTAGGCCATTGGGCCGAGAGGTTGAAGACCCTACCGACGATGAGATTGAGTCTTATACAAGAGGGGCTCAAGACCGCATCAAGGAGTTGACCCATGCGCGTCATGACGAGCGCCGCGCCAAAGAAGCCCTTTTGAGGGAAAAGCAAGAACTTGAGCGTCTTGCACAGCACATGGTTGAAGAGAACAAGCGTCTCAAACAATATGTGAATAACGGCACTGAACAGTATGGAGCTATGGCTCAGACTGCTGCTGGAGCAGAATTGGAGAAAGCACGCCGAGACTACAAGGCCGCACAGGAGTCGTTTGACACTGATGCCATCCTTGCGGCTCAAGAGGCTTTGTTTGAGGCTAAGGCAAAATTACAACAGGCCCAAAATTTTCGTCCACCCCCTTTACAAGTGGATGAATATGAGGTACAACCACGACAACAGCAAACCCAAGCTGTTCAACCGGACGAAAAAACCCTGCGCTGGCAGGCAAAAAACCAGTGGTTCGGTTCAGACGGGTTTGAAGAAGTTACCAGCTTTGCACTAGGGCTGCATCAAAAACTAGTCAACTCCGGGGTTGATCCCCGCCACGACGAATATTTCGAGCAAATTGATGCTCGCGTGAAGTCAAAGTTCCCTGAAGTTTTTGGCGGAAACGAAGACAGGCCAAGGTCGGTTGATACTTCCAGTAGAAAACCGGCAGCAGTAGTTGCTCCGGCAACTCGTTCGACCGGAACAAGGAAAGTGCAATTAACGCCGTCGCAGGCTGCGTTAATTAAAAAGTACAACCTTGACCCTAAGAAATATGTTGCTGAAGTTTTAAAATTGGAGAATCAAAATGGCTGAAAACCGTACCCCCCGTGACAATGTTTCACGCGAAAAGCAGGCCCGTGCTGTATACGTACCGCCGACTGCACTGCCCGATCCGACACCTGAACCCGGATATGTCTACCGTTGGGTAGCCACACATGTCTTGGGCCAGCACGAACCAACCAACGTGTCACGTAAGTTCCGCGATGGCTGGGAGCCGGTGAAAGCAGTAGACCATCCTGAGTTGATGATTACTGGTAGTGAGAAAACAGGAAACGTCGAAATTGGTGGACTCATGCTCTGCAAGATGTCCGCCGAAAGAGCACGCTCCCGTGACGACTACTACGATCAGCAGGCTCAGAACCAGATGGAATCAGTGGACAACCACTTCATGCGAAATAACAACCCGATGATGCCTCTGTTTGCCGAGAAAAAATCGTCAGTCAGTCGCGGAGCCGGATTTGGTTCAGGTTCTAAATAAACAAGGAGTCCTTAAATGGCATCTACATCAACACCCTTTGGGCTAAAACCGGTCAATTTGATCGGTGGTCAGCACTTCAGTGGTGGCACAATTCGTGAGTACAAGCTCAATGCGAACGTCGCCTCCGCATACTACACCGGCGCGGTCATGTTTATGGACGCTACTGGTTTGGTAAAACCCATCGCTGCAACTCCCGTTGCCGTGAAAATCCCCGCAACCTCGGCTGATGCTACGGCTGGTATTCTGGGCGTGTGTGTTGGTGTTCGGTACGTAAGTCCCGCTACCCAACAAACTTTGTACGCACAGTATTTGCCTTCTGGCGCAATCTCTGCTGGTTACACTGAAGTTTATATTCGTGTGAACGATGATCCCGATCAGTTGTATTCCATCCAAGCAGACACAGCCGTTGGATCAAAAACCTATGGCGCTCTTGGCGCTATTGGCCAAAACGCGGCATTGAAAACCTTCACTGGTAACGCTACAACCGGCCTGTCACAGACCGCGTTGGACACGGGTTCCAACTGGGGTTCTTGCGCAGCAACAGCAACTTTAGCTATGCGAATTGTGGACATCATCACCCCAACTGACACTTACCCAGAAGTTTTGGTCAAGTTCAACCAAGGTGTGCATTCCTACTACAACTCGCTCGGCGTAGCATCTTCTTGATTGGAGTAACTCAAAATGGCAATTTCACGTTCACAACTACTTAAAGAGTTACTCCCCGGCTTGAACGCTTTGTTCGGCATGGAGTACGCACGCTACGGCGAAGAGCACAAAGAAATCTACGAAACTGAGAAATCAGAGCGTAGCTTTGAAGAAGAGACCAAGCTTGCTGGTTTCGCTGCTGCTCCCGTCAAGAATGAAGGTTCTGCAATTGCTTATGACAATGCGCAGGAAGCCTTCACTGCACGCTACAACCACGAAACCATCGCCTTGGGTTTCTCAATCACTGAAGAAGCGGTTGAAGATAACTTGTACGACAGCTTGTCTGCTCGCTACACCAAAGCCTTGGCCCGTGCAATGGCATATACCAAACAAGTTAAAGCCGCTTCCGTTATCAACAACGGTTTCAACGGCGCATACTTGGGCGGTGACGGCGTTACCTTGTTCGGTAACAACAGTTCCAGCACTCGTGTTGGTCACCCACTGGTCTCCGGTGGCGTGAACTACAACAGCCCCACCACTGGTGTGGACTTGAACGAGACCTCTTTGGAAAATGCTGTGATTCAAATCGCTGCATGGACTGATGAGCGTGGCCTGTTGATTGCTGCTAAGCCCCGCAAGATGATTGTGCCTCCCTCACTGATGTTCGTTGCCAAGCGTTTGCTTGACACTGAACTGCGTGTTTCTACTGCTGACAACGACATCAACGCGTTGAAGCAGATGGGTGCAATCCCTGAAGGCTACACCGTCAACCACTTCTTGACCGACGTAAACGGCTGGTATTTGATTACCGACGTGCCCAACGGCATGAAGCATTTTGAGCGTATGCCTTTGGCTAACTCAATGGACGGCGACTTTGATACCGGCAACGTCCGTTACAAGGCTCGTGAGCGTTACAGCTTCGGCTGGTCTGATCCCCTTGGTATGTGGGGCTCTGCTGGCGCGTAAGCAAAGTTTGGTTTTAGATAACCAAACGGGGGCCCCCAAAAGGGGCCCTTTTTTATTAGCCTTGCAACAGTCATAGAGACTCCGTAGGATTGTTTTGCGGCGTGGTGCTGCACCAAATTAAAGGAGTTTTTCATGTACAAGGT